CTGCATGTCGGCCATCGCCGCCGGCGCGAACGCCATGGAGACCGCGGCGACGAGCGCGGGCAGCGTCACGCCCACGCGCCGGTGCAGGCGTCCGTGTTTAGATTTGCTTTTGTCGAGGATACCCAAATTCCTCTCCTTCCCGCCCCGAGTCAAGAGGCAATAGAAAAGCCATCCCGAAATGGGATGGCTTTGAACCTGTGTGAAAATCAATGCCTGTGCGCGCCATGATTGAACACGAGGATGAGCGCGAGGAGCAGCAGGTATATGCCGCCTGCGATCATGAGATGCGTCATTGCCGGTCCTCCTGTATGTGCGCGTCGAGGATGTCGTTGCGCATTTCGGTGCCGACGCCGTTGCCTCCCAGACCGTGGTAGGCGCGATAAATGCGTTCGGCGGTCTGTTTCGTCTCGACGGTGCATACGCCGCCGTTGTCCACCATTTGTTGGTGCAGCAGTTCGAGCTTGCAGAACAGCAGCTCCTTAACGCCCTCGTGCAGCGGGTCGCGCCTGTTGTCGATTCTGTCGAGCACCCATGGGACGAGCGCTCCGAAACCACCGGAACCGATGATGGCGACGATGATGGTGATTGCTTCCTGATTCACCTATGCCTTCTTACGTCAGAACCACGGGTCGAGGAGGTTCTGCTGCACCTCCGCGCGGTATTCCTCCGGCACTTCGTCCAGCGTCTTGCGTCCGGCCTTGACCAGACGGGTGTACATGCGGACCGCTGCGGCATGATTGAATCTAACCATTGTTCTCACTCCTTATCCTTGTTGTCGGCGGAATCGTCGGCGGTGTTCTTGCCGTCGGCGTTGGCATCGGTGGAATCCGTCGTATCCCCGTCCTCGCCCGCCATCAGGTCGGCCAGCAGTTGCGCGTTGTCCAAACTCGCCTGTTCCAATGCGCTCACACGGTCGAGCACCGGCTTGGAACTGGTGGCGTCGCCTTCGAACAGGGCATCCGCCTGTTCGACGGCCTCCTGTTCCATGAGCGGCAGAATCTGATAGGATTCGACTGCCGTGTACTCCACGTATTCCGGCTGATTGTCGGTCGCCTGATGGGTGACTGTCCTGACGCTGCGGCGGATGCGGATGTCGGCCAGTCCGTCATCGCGGAGATGGTAGTCCACCTTTTCCAACGGGGTTGCGGAAGAGACGTTTTGAATCATCTGTTATCCTTTCTTTCGGCTTGCCGCGACGGTGTTTCTGGCGCGGCGGACGATTTGATCGACGTTGTTTCGACGCCGGTATTGGATGGAATCGCTGTTTTTGAGCCAGCCGTAGTAGCTGGCGCAACGGTATGCGAGCCGAAGACTCGTAGGGTTCCGCGCGTATCGGCGGAATGAGCGTCGTGCGCGCAGGAAGATGCCCGCCCTGACGCCGGTATGGTCCGGGTAGAAGGTGAATCCCACCATGTCGATTGGCTCCACGCCGACGTGCTTGACGTTCCATGTCGGATGGATTTCGAGACGGAGCGTGTCATGCAGGTAGGCGCGTATGCGTTTGACGGCGATGGTCAGGTCACGCTTCGATCTGCCGACCAGGAGAATGTCGTCCATGTAGAACAGCATGTGCGTCACGAGTCGCCTGGTGGTGGTTTCGCCTGTCCTGCGGTTCACGCGCTCCTTGCTTAGATGCCGTTCGCAATAGTGGTAGGCGTAGCTCAGATAGTAGTTGGCGAGCCATTGGCTCAGATAGGAGCCGATGTTCAAACCATCATCGCCCGCGTATTGGTCGATGAGATGGAACGTCAAATCCAGCAGCCGCCTGTCCCCTACGTCACGTGAGAGCAGGCGTTTCAACACTTCACGGCTGATGCTTGGATAGCATTTGCGCACGTCCAGTTTCACGAACGCTTTGCTGGATGGTTCGCGCACCCATCGTTTGATCGCCCGGCGTGCGTCGGCTATGCCCCTGCCGGGGATGCTCGCCGTCTGCCAACTGCCGACCTTCGCGCGGAATAATGGCATCAACGCCGTACCGCAGACGTAATCGTAGATCTGATGGCGGATGCTTTCGCGTCCGATGATGCGTATCTTGCCTGAGATCGGTTCCACACGGCGGAAGTAGCGGATGGGCGCGAACCTGTATTCGCCGCGTCCTATCTCGTCTGCTATCTGCCGTGAAAGCGAATCCAAGTCGGGATGGCGGCTGAGGAAGTCGTTCACGTCCCTGCGGGAGCGTTTGCCTTTGAGGAACCGTTCGATGCAGTCGCGCACGAACGCGGGTTCGGTGATGCGACTGTGTTTGCAATATGTTTTCATGAAAGCTATAGGGGGAATGTCGGCGGCGTTCGCAATGTGCTACCAGCCGCATGCTTGATTTGATTTTCGGCATGGCCGAGGCTTGCCCTCTCGCATATCCCCGAAAGCGGAGGGTAGTCGTGACGGAAAATGGTTAACCCTTATGTGCGACCGCCGCAGTTCCACCACGCGTTCGAGAGGTCGTTCCTGCCGTTCGCGTTGAACAACCCGCAGTGCGAGCCGTCCCTGAGATTGCCACCGCGCTGCAAGAGCAGGAGGAACCCGGCGAAACCGTCACGAATCCCCGAAATATCACCAAGAGTCATACGAGGGTGATGAGGGGGCTTTCGCCCCCTCGCTGGCGCTCACCCCCAACCGCCCGCACTAGGCGTGCGTGCGGCCAAGAACGGATAGGCGACCGCCGCAGCCCCACCACGCGACCGAGAGGTCGAGCCCGCCGATCGCGCCGAACAACCCGCAGAGCGAGCCGCCCCCGAGAACGCCACCGCGCCGCAACTCATGCAGTCCCGGAGCGCTGATCGGGTTGATGATCAGAGCGTCGGTCAGACCGCTGGTGCTTGTCGCGCCGACACCGGTGGGCAGCAGGAATCCGTGCTTCTCAACGAAGTCGGTCTGCCACTGCCACTGGTTGTCGGTCCTGTCGTTGACGGCTGGATAGTCGCCCACATGCACGTAGTCGGCGGTGATGGCGGTGCCGCTCGCCTTGGTGGTGTCGAACACCTTCCACACTTCGGTATGGCCGGAAGTGTCCGAATCCTTCACGTTATTCAGGATGATGTCGCCTTCGGTCTCGTAGATTCCGGCGAACAGTTCGATGCCCTGCAACTTGATCGGCTGATGGGTTTTGGGCACGTCCTCGCGGGGGATGCCGTCGTTGCCGAGCACGCCGTCCGTCGAACCGGTCAGGTACGGCATTTGGGTGACATGCATGGCCGTCGTGGTCGTGAAGGCCGCGCCGGACACGTTGATCGCGGTGGTTGCCGCGTCCACGACGGTCTTGGAAATGACCTTGCGGTATGCTGCCGCCTCGCCGGTCGTATTGCTTCCACGGTCGGTGCCGGTGCCGACGCTCACGTAGGAGCCGAGGTCGATGCTTGCCGCGTCGGTGGCCTTGACCAGCGCGCACGTGACGTTGGTTCCGGCCTTGCTGACGTTGACCTGAGCGGAACCGTTGAAGTCGCCGCCCAAGTAGCGTTCGATGCCCTTGGTCGCGTATTTGAGCATGTGCATGAGCTGCATGTAGAACGTGTCGGCTGAGGTCTTTCCACTGTAGCCCTTGCCTTTGCTGGTGGTTACGGCCACGGAGCCTTGTTCGCTCATGGAGGCCGGAATCTGACCCGAGACGGACGCGGCCTTGCCGCCGTAATCGGACAGCGGGTATTTCGCGTACGCCATGCACGGGCGGAGAGACCCGTCCGGCAGTAACGCGCCCGGCATCGGCGAATAGCCGTCGTACTGCGTGTCGGAATACCAGATGGTGCAATGGTTCGCGTCGAACTCGAACCGGTAGAAGCCGGGAGTGGTGATGACGAACACGTCGCCGTTGGACCCGTCCTTCGCGTAATTGCCAGCCAAGCCCTTGATGGCCTTCACGACCGGCGTGCCATCATCGGCCGCCGCAACGTTCGCGTCGAACACGCGGAACGCGCTCAGGCAGGCGTAGTCGTCACGTCCGGCACGATAATTCGTGGACGGCACGACGGTCAGACCGGCATTGTCTCCGACCTTCACGCCGTCCGGCGAATTGGAGAAGCTGTAGAGCGGGAAACGCACGCCATACGTGCGCCCGTCGCGATGCGCGTCGAAATACTCGCGGACGTTCGACACGACGTGTTTCGCACTGTCGTAGGCGAACTTGGTGCCGTCCACGACACCATTCTTCTGCGCGCGCTCCAGACGGGCGTAATCACGCAAACGCAAAAACTTGTCAGGATTAGCCAAAACAAACCTCCTTGAAATCAGGCGTTAATCGTGGACAGGGCCCAATCCACATCGGACTGGTCGATATCAGCCAACGGATTGCCGGTGTTGACCGGAGTCAACGTGGCCGAATCCACTTCGACCAAATCGGAGAAATTCAACACGTTGGCCGAATCAGGCACCTGCACGACGCGAATGAACCGCCAGGAATCGGCGCTGTCGCCGACGGTCACCTCGTAGGCGAACGTGTTATCGGTCGGCGGCACCGTAACGGTCGCTGTGCCATGCTCGTCCAGTCTCACCTCGAACGAGTCGCGCACCACGATGCGCTTGCCGCTGTTGAAACGGCTCGTCGGAACGACATGAACCGTCTCACCCGCCAAGTCAGCGATACCATCCGCACTCGGATGGCCGAAATCAAACTTGATCTGAGTCAAAACAACCTCCTAAAACAGAGATGCAAAAACAATGAGAAAACCCACACACGCCACCATCCAACGGCAACGCGACGGTGTGTGGGATTATTCGACAAAATTGGAAAGGAACCAATGCTTTTCGACACATTCGCAACCACCGTTTGGAAACCATCATGCGCGAAACTCCGCGAATGCACCAAAGTAGGCTACGAAAGCGCCTTGAACTGCCATATCCTCCCGCAATGGAGCGGAAGGGACATGGACTCGATCAGCATGGCGGACATCGAATCATGGTTGGACTCCTTCGATAAGCCGGGAGCGGCACGCAAAGCCTACGCGGTGTTCCGCTCGATACTGCGACTCGCGTTCAAACGCGGTTTGACCGACAACGACGTGACCAGACGCGAGATACGCCTGCCACGACTACGGCACTACGAGCCGCAAGTGCTGTCCGTTCCGGAAGTACGCAGACTGTTGAAAGGCTTCTACGGGCATCCATTGGAAGCATGGCTATTGGTGTCCGTGTGCGCCGGATTGCGCCGGTGCGAGTCGGTCGGCCTGGAATGGGCCGACTTGGATCTGCGTCGCGGCACGGTCACGGTGAAAAGGTCGGTGCAATGGGTGGCGGGCCATGAGACCGTCACCGAACCGAAGACCGATCTGAGCCGACGTACCGTCGCATTGCCACGGTTCGCGGTCAAACGCTTGGCGGAACTACGCCACGGCACGAAGACCGGACGGCTGGTCGGCAGTCTGAACGCGAACCAAGTGGCGAACCACTACCGCAGTTGGTGCAGGCGCATGGACCTGCCCTGCGTGCCTCCACGCAACCTGCGCCACACGTTCGGCACGTTGGCGATCAAGGCCGGAACCGACATCAGCGTGGTCGCACGACAGCTCGGACACTCCGACATCCAAACCACCGCACGGTATTACCTCAAGCCCGATCTGAGCGTCCTCAAGGACATGCAGAAAGCATGGCAGAAACTCATATTAGCCTGCTGATAGCATTCCGTAACCCAGACATGGAAGCCTCCATACACGAACGACATCCTCACTCTATGTCGCGTCGGACGTATCGTCACGGTCAACGGCAACGTCAAGTTCACCGGCAGTGGACAGCAGAACTACTCGACGGCGAATGAGACCATCCCTGAAGCGTTCCGCCCGCTCTCCGACATGAGCATCATCGCGTTCCCGTCCTGCGGTTTCAGCCTGCTTGTCGAACGTGACGGGAAGGTGCAGATGCTAGGCGACCCGAAATCCGCCTACTCCACGGCGCACGGCTGTTGGATGGCGGCCTAGGCGAATTCCACACCATCGGGCACCGAAATGATCCTCGGGAAGCATTGGACGAGATTGGACGAGCCCACGCCTCCGATAATCGTAACCGACCCGTCAGTGTTCCAGTTCGCCTGTTTGCCATACGCGGCACCGTTCACGTTCGCGACGCACCCAAGACTGATCTTCTTGGAGGGCTTCACGCCCGCTTCGAACAGCCAGACAGTGAAATTGCCGACTGTCACGGTGCTTTGGAACGAAGACAGGTCCATGAAAATCAGACCGTCTTTGACCGTGATGGTGTTCGAAGCGCCATAAGCAAACGGAACGAACGATGAGGTGTCCTGAAATTTCAGTTGGCATGTCTGGGTTACGGAATGCTATTAAAAATGGATTTCCACGATTCCACCTGTGACAGCAATTTCATGGCCAACGAGCAGATCGACCGTTCCATCAGGTGCAATCGATACTTGGACCGAACGTTGCAGGTATGACGGGTGGATGAATGGAATCGCCACTGTCGTTCCGGACGACAGTGTGGCTCTGCCATTCAAGGACTTGATCGCATTTGGGCTAGATACCTTACCGATTGGGTATATTCCGCCATTACTGTTGCCGTTGCAGTTGCCAAATGGGAGGGTTACGGAATCCCACAAAGCCCCTCTCGGCGTGAACAGGCGCACCGGCGTGCCGACCGTGATGCCGTCTAGCGGGATACGCCACAACGGCATGTATGCGTCAACCGCGCCGGACAGTATCTTCCCTGACGGAATGGTCGGGTCGGCGGCGGCAGTCGCGTTCGGCGTGCCCTTCAACACGGTCAAATCCACCTTTTCCACGCCGGTCGAGGAGTCTCGATGGTAGTGCGCGCAGATGATGTCATTGCGTTTCATGCCCTGCGATCCGTTGGAGATCGTCACCGATTCCGCCGACGTGATATGCCAGTCCAAACCCTGTATCGACGCGCAACCCGTACCGATGGTGGCCCTGTTCGCACTGCCCATCGTGCACTTGAACGCGTCACCCCAGTCGAACACCACATCGGACTTCGAGAACTTGGCCTGATGGATGATCGCCTTGTCCCCACTTGAGATGTGTGCAACTCCGGCCTTGCCGTCAACCAGTTCGATGGTCACTGTTAAGCCTCCCTCAACCATGCTTCGAACGAAGCGTCATCCTGCTGCATGAACGTCATGAAAGACGTGTTGCACTTGGAACACAATTCATAGATGTCGGGCGGCACATCATCCGCGATGCGGGTCGCCTTGCCAGCCGAATAGCGGCGCACGGTGAACCATTCACGCGCCTCAGTGTCACCAGCGGCGACATAAGAGGTCTTACCGCACTTGTCGCACACGTACTTCGAGTAACCGTCAGATTTCACTAGCCTATCCTTTCAAACGTGAAACAGCCAAGCGAAGGCAACTGCCTCCACGTGCCGCCGAAATCAACGGAAGGGTCAACACCGGTCGTGTTCTGAACCACATAGCCGATTGGGAACACGACCCTCCCGGAAGAGCCGCCGCCGACATGAGCGCTGATCACACCGTCAACGGAGACTATCGTGCTGCCGTCAACCCTCACGCCACCCAACACGTCCGTGGACGCCTTCGGCAGCGTGTAGGCGTTCGCGCCACGTTCGACCGAAGCGAGCTTCGACCGCTCGTCATCGGTCATCATGCCCGACTTCGCACTGTCGGCCACACTCTTGGCCGCATCGGCGACGTTCTTCGCATCCTCGGCAGTCTGATTCGCCTTGCCGATCTGCGCCGCGAAACCGGAAGCCGTCCTGTTCGCCTCATCGGCGACCTGCCTAACAGCATCCAAATCCTCGGAAGCGACCTCCGCGTTGATCGTGCCGCCTGAAATCGACAGGCCACGGCCAGCCGTCAAAGACACGCCACCACCAGTCGAACCCGAAGACGAAGAGGAAGAACCGGAATAGTTCGCGTTCGCCGACTGCACCGGCAGTCCGACCTCGAACGTCGAAGCCAAAATCCCAGAATCGATTTTCACGATCCGTTTCGTCACCACGGCGGTGACGTTGACGCCGGAAGCATGATCCGTCGCAACAATCTTGTCATCCACACGCAGACCGTCGCCGACCTCATCGGACAACGTCACCTCGACCGATCCACCGGTCTGCAATTCCTGCAGATGCTTCTTCGTCTCGGATTGCAGCGTGGACAAATCAGCGTTGGAATAGTCGTATGTGGCGCATACTTCATCGGCGCCTACGAGCGTCTGTGTCTGACTCACCACGCCGGCCGCATCCGCGAAATAATTGACCACCAGACGGTTCTTGAGCTCCTGCGAGCCAAGGCCGATGAGATGATTCACCGCGCGACGGTTGGTCTCGGCCTTGAAATCCACCAAGTCGGAGTCGATCGTGTTGTCGACGATGCCGACCGGCGTGATGCCAAGCAGGATGTGATTATCCTTGGCCTGGAAGTCGAGGCGTCTGCCGCAGGATGCGAGCAGATTGCGGAATCCTGTGTAGGCGTCCACGTAGCGTGGATTCTGGAACATCCAATTCGACAGAGTGGAAGCATCGGAGGAATCGACAGTGAAAACCGAATCCAAACCGATGCGCTTCAAAAGGCTTTTGAGGATGTCAGGCAGCTTGCCGGAGACGGTCAGGTAATCCTGATTCGCATCCGGCTGCAATATCTTCGCCGCCAACATGCCAGTCCACGATTGGCCGATCCACGTGTCCGTGGACACGCCACCGGAAACAGCCACACGACGGTCGACGATCCGGCCGCCCACGTCACTGCCGTCAATCCAGAAATACCAGCCACGTTCAATTTCCGGCGCAGACGGATCTTCGATGGTCAGCTCGAAATCGTTTTCGTCCGTGCCGCAAGCCCAATCCAACGTCACCTGCGATACGCTCGCATGTGGCGTCAGCTTGCCGTCGGCGAGGATAACGTCAACCAAGGCACACCTCCCGAGACGTCAAACATGGTCAAGTCGATGCCATAATTGCCGGAAACCGTCAACAGCGAATCTCCGGCCGGTATCGGCTCGAAAACATATGAGCCGCTTCCGCTGCCGTTGCCGCGGACGCCCTTGTCGAAAACATCCGAAACGTCGCCGTTTTCGGCCGTCAACGTTATCGTCTTCCGCAAGCCGGTGGCCGACAGTGACACATGACCGCCTTCCGGCACTGTCACATCAACCGCGTAAGTGTTGTCGCCAATCCGGAAAGACGGGTTGACGCAAGGGCCGAAAATGACCGCAGTGAACTCAGCGGCCTTGCCGGTCGGATTATTCACCGTCAAGGCGATTTTCGACTGAGCCAAATCGGTCGGCAAGTCCAGCGGAAGGTCGATCTGCGAACCGGTTCCTGCCGTCATCGGAAAGAAATGCTGCACCGGCAGCGCGCGACGCCAGACGCCATCGCACAAGACGACCGTGTAATCAGTCTGCGCATAGGCCGGCCAAGGCACCAGACCAAGCGATGAGCCGACGACATACGCCCGCTGGAACCATTCGCCATCGACGGTCAACATGCCTGGCGTAACAGCCTGCACGTCCGAATCGAAAGCCGTCTGCACCACGTCCAATCTTGACGGATCAGTGGTGCGGACGGTCATTTTCGCCGTCGAAGCGTTCCGGCTCACCGATTTGATGCCGCGCGTGGCCAGCGTGTACGTCCATGCGTACCCTCGCATTTCCTGCAGGTCAGCCACCCACAAATCATCGGCGTTGAGGTCGATGACCGTGCCATCATGCGACGTGTATTCAAACTCGCGCATATTTGCGAATCAACCTCCCCAAGTCACGGTCGCTGACCGTCGAATCATTGGACGCGGCGCTGATGATCGCGCCAAGATCGTTGTGCAGGCTGGTTATCGCCGCCACCACGGAAGCGGTATCAACCTGTACGCTGACCTGATTGCCTGTCATCTGATTGGCTGTGGCAAACACTTCGCGTGGGATGGCGCGCCGGTTCAGCGCGTCCATGAAGTCGACGCCGTAATAGCTGGTGGCGAGCGCGTTTTCGACGTATTCGCCGCGTGCGATGCGGCCGTTGTCGAGGTAGACGCTGTCGCTTGTCGCGGTGCCTGGCGCCCATTTCGGGTCGACGTAGCCGTTGAAGGCGTAGCCTCCGTTGGCGTATCGGAATCGGTCGCCGTCGTAGAGGCCGCCTGTGGCTCCTGTCGGAATGTTGCCTGTGGCGTTTGCCGGACGGTATCCGCTGGATGAGTATGTGCCCCCTGATTCGTCGACGTAGGTTCCGTGGATTTGGAAGTATTTGTCGGCGATCTGGTAGTTGCTCAGGTTGGTGAGCACGCTCATGGCGGGTGAGCCGTCTGCGTTGACGATGAATCCTTTGTCGTTGAGTTTCCATCCTTGGGTTTGGAGGAATTTGTTCATCGCATCGGAATTGTCACCTTTGAGGTAGCCTGTCTTGTCGTCGATTTTGGCTCCGTTCGCGATGGCGAGGGCGATCATGTATTGGTCGCTGTCCAGGGTGAGGGTGCCGGTTTTGTCGTCGATTTTGGCGTTTGCGGCTTGGGCGATTTTCTTCATCAGGTCGGTGTTGTCTCCGCTGATGGTGACGTGTTTGCCGTCCGGTGTTTCTTTGGCGGCGAGTTTGACCTGTTCGAATTTGGCGACGGCGTCGCCGGTGACTGTGACTTCGATGGTTTTCGAGTCGGGGGTGTTCTGCAGGCTGTTGACGAGTTCGTCGACCGCGTCGCGTGTGAGTCCGTAGGCTTGTGCGGCGGCTTCTGCTTCCTCCGGTGTTTTGCCAAGGGATTGCATGAGTTGGGTGAACGCGTCGTGTGCCTTGTCGATGTTCGGGTAGATGTCGTTGAGGCTGTCTCCGTTCTGCGCTTGGGCTTTGGCGCATTTGAGCGCCGCGTCGGCGATGTCGTTCAGGGCGCTTTGGTTCTCGCGTCCGGCTTCCGTGTTCAGGTCGAGGGTTTTGACGTTCTGACTGATGGTGTCGTTCGCCGAGGAGATCTTGTTGGCGAGGTCGACTTGCGCGTCGGACGAGCTGATGGCGAACCCGTAGTAGGTCTGCATCGCGTCGATGACTTCGGACAGCGCGCTGGCGGTGTCGCTGACGGCGTCCGTAGTGGCACCGAACGCTTCGGAGAGGATGTCGTCGGCGCTGGCCGCTTCCTGCGCGTTGCCGGCGGATTGGCTGGCCGCGTCTGCTCCAGACAGGAGCGCTCCTGTCTTGTCGATGCTCGCCTGGGTGGATTCTTTTTCGGCCTGCGCGAGGTTGGCCGCCGAGATTTGGCTTTCCTTGTAGCCTTTTTGGAGCTCAGTGAGGCTGTTGGCCACAACATTGTACTCGTTGCCGGTAAACAGGCCGCCCTGTTTTGCGAGCTGGGCGCGGTAGGCGTCAAGCCCCTTGTAGACTTCGTTGACGGCGGTCTTCTCGCCTTGGATGGCTTTGATATACGTGCTGTGTTTGATGCCGACCTTGTCGATGGCCTGCCACACGTTGTCGTAGCCGGTGATGAGACGACCGAGCCAGTTGTCGGTGACCCTCGCGCCGGACGAGTCGGACAGCGCCTTCTCGTAGTGTTGTGCGGCGGAGGTCCCCTCCTGCAGGGCGTTCGACAGTTGCGTGGACCGCTCCTGGGCTTTCTGCTGTTCGGAAATGAACGCTCCGAGGACCGTCGTTGCCGCAGTGATCGCGACGCCCCACGGGCCGCCGAGCAGGTCGATGACGCTGCTGCCTACAGCCTTGAACCCAGCGGTCTTCAACTCCGCCTTGGACGCGGACGTGCCGAACGTCTCCATCTGTTCGGAAGCGCTCATCGAGGACGCCCTGAACATCTGGAATGCGGTCTGCGCGGAAGCCAGCGCCGCCTTGACGCGCTGAATCGGATCGATGGCCAGACCGATGTTGTTGGCCATGATGCTGGTGCTGCCGTTGAGATTGCCCGCGGCCTTATGCACCGCGCCGAACACGCCGGCCAATGATGCCATGACCACGAGCGTCTGCTGCACTCCGGACGGCAATCCCGCGAACGCATCAACCAGCGTATCCAAGCCCTGCACCATCTTGCGCAAAGGCCCCTGAGCGCCCTCGCCGATGGAAATCATCAAGGATTCCATCGAGCCGCCCAGATTCTCCAGATCGCCTTTCAGGTTGTCGTTCTTCTTGGCGGCGAGGTCCGCGGCGTAGCCGGATTGGCTGACGGCTTTCGTCCAGCCGTCGATGCCTTCCGCGCCCTCCTCGTAGAGCACGTTCGCGGCTCGCACCGCGTCGGCTCCGAAGATGGTGTTGAGCGCGGCATTGCGTTCCTGTTGACTCAGGCCGCTCAAACCGTTCTGCAATTGGCCTGCGGCACCGGCAAGTCCGATGAACTTGCCATTGGCGTCGTACACGTTGATGCCGAGCTCGTCCATGAGGCTCTGTGCCTTGTCGGTGGGGCTGGCCAGTCGTTGGAGCATGGTCTTGAGGCTGGTGCCCGCGTCACTGCCTATCATGCCGGCGTTGGCGAACGCGGCGAGCGTGCCGGTGGTCTCCTGCATGCTGACGCCCATGCTGTTGGCCACCAGACCAGCCTGATTCAATGCGAGGCCGAGGTCATTGGCGGAACCGACGGCCTTGCCTGCGCCGGCAGCCAGCGCGTCGGCCACCTGAGTGGATTCGGCGCCCGTCAGGTTGAACTGTTTGAGGGTGGTGGCCATGAGTTCGGCGGCGTCGCCTACGGCCATGCCGTCGGACGCTGCGAGGTTCAATGCGCCGCTCAAACCGCCGGAGAGAATATCCGAGGTTGATAGGCCGGCTTTGCCGAGTTCGTTGATGGCGTCGGCGGATTCGGTGGCGCTGTACACGGTGCTCGCACCGGCTTCGATGGCGGCGGCACGCAGCTGGCCCATTTGGGCGCTGGTCGCGCCGGTGTTGGCCTGCACGGTGCTCATCTGCTGGTCGAAGTCTGCGGCCATCTTCACCGCAGCCACGCCGAACGCGGCCACGGCCAGTCCGGCAGTGGTCATGCCACTGGCGATGAGCGCGGACTTGCGGCCGGTGTTCTCCATGCCCGAAGCAACCGTCTTCGCGGTGCTTCCGGCACGGGTCATCGCCGCCTCATATGAGGCTGTGTCCGCCATCAACCGGATGACGATGTTCTTGTTCTCCGCCAAAGCATCCTCCAAAATGTCAGGTCAAATGCGCCACCAAAGCGTTCGCGGCCGGATTGTCCCTGCCATTCGCATCAGTCCACTGTTTCATGGCCTGCTGCATGTGCGCCGTGGCCCAGCAGACGCTGGTTTCGGCGTGCATGGTCAGCTCGGCCTTCGGGTCTTGGCAGATCGAGCGAGGCAAACCGCACATGGGGCATAATGACCGTTCGTATTCCGCCAACGAGCGCATCCAATTACGCTCCGTCTCATCCCATTCGACCTCATCGCCCCTGCTCGGCCGCCAGCCCATGAAACGTTTGTAGCTGATACCGAGCTGGCGGCAGATCTTAAGATCCTCGACTAATTGTGGAGAACCTTCGAGGCGAGGTCGAATGCCGCTTTTGGGTCAGCTGCGGTGCCGTTCAGTTCCGCGATGGCCCGCCATAGCGGCGTGAACTGGCCATCGGTGAGTTCGTCGAACAGATTCCGCCACGCCTGTTCGGTCGGCGGTGCCGAACATGTCGTTCGTGCCGTTCTT